ATGGCGAAATTTGATCTGAAAGGACTTCTCAATGACAGATCAGTCCCGGACCGGCAGCAGGACCAGAAGATCGTATACCGAAATCCAAAAGATCTGATCCCGTCAGAAGAAAACTTCTACAACACAGAGAAGCTTGAAAGGCTGAAACAGTCGATCAAGCTTCTGGGGATCCTTCAACCGCTCCTGATCGAGAACAGGGATGGGAAGGATTACGTTATAGCCGGCCATTGCCGCCGGAAGTGCTGTATCGATCTGCTCAATGAAGGAAATGACAGATTCAGCCGGGTCCCATGCATATATAAGACACACTCCGAACTGGAGCAGGATGCAGGCAAGGAAGACGATATAGTACGCCAGATCATGATCATCCAGGCGAACTGTTACCGTGACAAATCCGACTGGGAAAAAATGACAGAAACGCTCAAGATGGAAGAACTCGTGAAGGAACTCCGTGAGAAGACGCCGATGGAAGGAAAGACCAGGGATATATTAAAAGACCTGATTGGAACGTCAAACGGTCAGCTGGGAAGATATCATGCAATCAACACAAACCTCTGCGAACAGCTGATGTCGGAATTTGAAGAAGACAGGATCAAGATTTCCGTGGCCTATGAAGCGTCCAAGCTCAACAGAGAGTATCAGAAACAGGCCTGTGAGTTATACGAAGAAACAGGAATCCTGACACTGGACGATATCAGAGACCTGTACCGGCAGCAGGAAGCAGAGAAAGGTATTCCTGGCCAGATGACCATCGAAACAGCAACCGGCCAGAACAGACCTCCGGAAGATGATACGGAGATTCCGGCAGAGACACAGATTGAGCGTTTCTATGAGAGCACAAACAAGAACATGAAAAACTACATCATCCAGGAAGACAAGAACATGACCATCTTCATGCTTTCGAACTTGTACGGGTCAGCACGTGTCCGAAACGGACACCTCAATTACCAGGGTTCAACTGCCGGGATCACCTTCAATCCCGGAGGAGTATTTGAACACGAACTGTCCTGGCAGTCCTTAGCTAAGAATCTGATCGGGAAATACGGACATAAGAGACCAGTCAAGATGGCCACAATTAATGCACCGGAACCAGCAATTACACTTACAGAGTCGGAGGCGGTAAAAGCTTTCTGCGAAGCTTATCCAGAGAAATTAAAAACAATCATGAGGATATGCCGAAGGTGCAAAGACAATGGAGAAGCTGCTAAAGCCGTACAACTGGAATTTGCACCATGCGGATTTAGTGCAGTAGGTGGGTATAAAGTAAATTATAGATTCAAGTCATTTTCTGCAGGACTTGAAATTGAAGTGAACAATGAAAAAGTATCAATGAAATACGGACGATTAATTGTAGAAGCAAAGAACCTCTATGATCCATTATCCCCGGAATTTGATGTGGAGTTAAAGAAACCAGAAACAAAAGAGGATGAAGGGCCGGTAAAATGTATCACAGGCCAATCCGGATCTGGATTGTGTGGAGCAGCAGCTTACTGTGACAAAAAATATACCTGTTGTTCTCAGTGCCCGGACGACTGCAACATTCGTTGTGGGTGGATTCCGGAAAAGAGCTGCCAGCCGGCAGTAGAAACACTGGACGAAAAGCAGCAGGAAGACCATTCCGGTGACCCTGCCGAGATGGTAAAACATCTGAGAAATACAGATAAAATCCCCGATGCGTGGCCGGAAGATTTAAAAGATATTCAAATCCCATCGATAACAGCTATTAATGACATTTTAGACGATGCAGAACAGGATTTGAAGGGCTACCTTGCAATTGCAGATGAAAAACTCCCTGCAAAAACAATTTTGAAACATCAGCTCATTGCTGGTGGACTGAGAATTATCAAAAATCTTGTAGAAGATTGTCAGGAAGAACCAGAACAGCCAGAACAGCCACCTCTTCCAGAGATGAGAAACAATGATCAGCGTAAACAGTGGCTGAGGGAATACAAATCTTGGGGGCTCTGGTACACAGACCATCATACTGGAACACGGTACTACAAGTACGATTTCAATAATGGCGCCCGTCTGATAGCAGAAGAATACGATCCGGAGCCAAGAAAAGAAAGCTGGTGGACCCCAACAGAATCATACTCCCTGCATCTTGTAGGCGGACCGGAACCAGAAAGGTCTGGGGGCGTACCGAAATGGACATACCATTCGAAATATCACAAATTCCCGAACTCAGAAACAGAGCTGGTTGAATTCCTGAAGGAGGTACAGAAAAATGGCAAAGCTTGATCAGTATATGCAGGGCCGTACAGAGGGCATGGAACTGGCACTGCGTATAGCAAAAGACAAAGGAATTGAGGAACTGGAAAAAGAAGTCCGCTTCCGGCAAAAAACAGGAATCAGCCTGAATGTGACCAGGCAGGAGCTGAATAAAGCCAGTAACAAGATCAAAGGCGTTCGGCTTCGGAAAGCAGAGATGTGAACGCTATATGAAAAAAATGGAAGAAGGCGCAAGATACCTTATGGATGATCTGGCCACCTGGGATGATTATTCGAAAGAAGTAGAAAAACAGCTAGGTATCAAGATAGAGATCCACTGGAATGATTAAGGGTGTTTTCGAAAAAACGATTAACATATAAACCCATCAGTCCTGCCGCATGAGCCTGTCAGAAATGCGGCAGGGGAAAGGAGGGTGTCCGATTCGGACACATTGAAAAATGTTATTTCCAAAAAAACAGAAAAGTAAGAAAAAGAGGATGCGCCACCCGGCCAGCATCCTACACGATAAAAACAGCAGGACTTGTTATCTCTGTGTAGTACTCCACGACAACTGGAACGAACACAGGATCCTGGATGAGCACCATATATTCGGAGGGCCGAACCGGAAGAACTCCGAGGAATATGGCCTGAAAGTATACTTGTGTCATGACCATCACATCTACGGTCCGGAAGCAGTGCACAACAACGCCCGGATCCGCCACGAATTACAGCGGACAGCACAGAGACTATTTGAAAAGCAGCACAGTCACAAAGAGTTCATGGAGATATTCGGCCGGAACTATCTGGACCTGGTAGAGATAGGGGAAAACAATGAGAAAGAGGATGAACCTGTATAAGGTAGTAGACCAGAACGGGAAACAAGTATTTGACGACCTGCTGATAGCCAGACAGGTCACAGAAAAGACTGGCTGCACAAAGAACAACGTAGCCCAGGCAGCAGCCAATTTCGCACTGGTGAACAAGAAATACCGGATCATTCCGGAGGATATCAAATTGAGCAAGGTTTTAGACGTTGAACTCCTGGCAGAATGGGACAGGTACCGGAAGTGGATGCTGAGGGCAGCAGGGAGGGGAGAATGAATAGGAGGCAGAAAAAGAAACTGTTTAACAGAAAATGTGGATACCGGATTGTAAAGCTCCCACGCAACTTCCAGACGTGGGCATTCCAATATTACATCGGTATCGGAGCAGTAACATACAAACGCATTTGCACAGAGAAAATCCCAGACAGAGTGAAATACCGGATAAACACCAGAAACGTAGAGAATTTCAACCGGATCATGGCAGAAAGGAGAACAAAATGCAGATCAGGAAAATGGTAATCCAGTTAAGCATTATGGCACTGCAGATCAGAATAGCTATTCTTCAGATCGTAAAAGCGTTTACAAAGATTATTTACGATATCACAAGGAAGACAGAGAGGGTATAGAAATGGCAATCGAAAGAACCGTAGAAACAAACGTATACTGTGATATCTGCGGAGAATGGATCATGGGATGGAGGTCTAACGACACAGGAGTCAGTAAAGTATGGGCGTCCTATTACGCAAGAAAAAAAGGCTGTACAGTCGGAAAAAAGATCACCTGTAAAAACTGCAGAATCAAAAAAGCATTTCAGACATGTAGTGTGCAGCACAAAATCGGAAATGCAGGACGAGACAACAATGGCATGTGTCGGGGATTTGAAATGTTGGAATGTAAACGATGCTTTGCATGTACATCTTATGAGCCTGCTATGAAGGAGGAAAATGATGGAGAACACATGTAAAACCTGTATCAACAACGATGATGGTCTTTGCGACCGCAAAGGGATTCTTGTGGAAGACGAAGATTCCTGTGAGCATCACTGGGCGGCAGGAAAGAAGATCAGAATGAAAAGGCGTGAAAAGAAAATGGATATCACACCAGAGCTGATGCTGTCAGCATATAACACACTGATCCAGGGGTGCAAAAGTCGGCCAGCCAGTGAAGATGGAATCTGCAGCAGGTGTATTTTGTATCAGAGATGCCCACACATAGACAATGCGATTCCGGCAGACTGGGAAGAGATACATTATCCATACTTGGAAGGAAACACACTGCATTACATAAAAGCTGGGAAAGTCAAACAGATTGTATTTGCCAGCCGGGAAGATGCAGAGGAAAGGCTTGCGGAAATGAAAGAAGGTGTGAAATGAGTTACAAGAACAACGAAGGATATCCAGATCCGACAGCTGGGAAAGCAGTCCGGTCAGCAGGGAGGATGCCGACACACATCTACAATGCCTTTTGCGTCTTGAATAATACGGCAGGTCTTTTAGGGTTGGAGATTACAGGCATACGGGATCGAAAAACAGGAAAAGAATGGAAGAAATAGAGAAAGCCGGGAGCATACGCGTTCCCGGCTAAAAGCATCGAAAGGGGAGGATGCCGTTGGAAACAGAAATCCAGAAAGAAAACGAAGAAAAGAAGGAATACCTGAGATCTTACCGAAGGGCAGTAAAAAGAGAAAAAGATATCCTTGACGAGATTCAGCGACTGAGGACAGACAAGATGTTCCCATCCGTGGTCAATGACGGGATGCCACGCGGCAGCAGCCAGTCCGATCTGTCAGACTACATAGCTATTCTGGATGAGCAGATCGAGCTTCTGAAAACAGAACGGCTGGAAAAAGCCAGATGTTATCAGAAGATTGAGAGACAGATCAAACAGATGGAAAATGAGGATGAACAGGAAGTGCTGAGACTACGGTATATAACAGGCCTGAAATGGGAGGAAGTAGCTGTACGAATGAGCTATAGCTGGAAACATATACACAGAATTCATTCATCAGCTCTTTGCAATTTCAAGATGACATAGAATGACACACTTTATATGTGATATCATTACAATGGGTTTCAGAAAAAGCAGATGGAATCCTCCTTTCAAGAATTTAGCTGCCAACCCACGGGCAGCAGTAGTGGAACGCAGCTCAGTGGGATGTAGAGCAGCTGGTTTATATTCAGTATGTCGATGATTCGAACCCATCCGTTCCAATTTCTCTGTTGTCAAGAAACTCCTAACATCATACATTTTTACGAAACGTCCTGTAGAAATATGGGGCGTTTTAGCGTATAATAAAAATATATGAGGAGGATAGTATGGACATTTTAAGTTTGATTGATAAATTTATTCAGTGGTGTGATGGAAATGTTGGCTTTTTAAATGTAATATTGTCATTGTGTACTTTAATATTAACAGTTACAATTGCAAAATTACCGTATAAGAAAAAAATTGTTGGATCACTGGAAATAATACCGGAAAAAACACAGTATGAGCCATTTTTTAAATGCTTTATAAGAGTTTACTTAACTAATGTAGGACGAGTGCCAATTTATATAAAGCGAATAGAAATAATAGACTGGAAGGGAAAAAGTCTTGGGTCATGTCTTATGAATTTGAGACATAATCAATGTGCGGAACTTTCCGCTGGCCAAAATTATTCGTGTGAGGGAATGTTTGTTGATTCAGTATTTATAAAACATGTCATTGATTTGAATGGATATGTAAAAATAAAAGTGACAGATATAAGTGGAAAGAAGTATTATATTTCAAGGACTTTTCCAGTGGGTTAATGATGGAACCTTTTGAAAAAAGTAAAAAAATAAATGCAATAAAAAAAGTAGCTTAAGGGCTGCTTTTTTTATATTTCAAAAAAACGAAACGAATGAGAGGTGGTGAGGCTTGCCAAGAGCACCAGATCAGAGAGTTGAAGAAGCCAGAAAACTATATGCTTCTGGAGCGAAATTAATTGAAGTTTCTCAAAAGCTTGGAATCCCGGTAGGGACGATCCGAAGCTGGAAAAATAGATATAAATGGGATAATGCAACGTTGCAAAAGAATAAACGCAACGTTGCGAAAAAGAAGGGCGGACAGCCTGGAAATAAAAATGCGGAGGGGCATGGAGGAACTGGCCCGCCGGGAAATAAGAATGCAGTCAGGACAGGAGAGTTTGAAACTCTCTTTTTTGATACCCTGGAACCAGAAGAAAGAACATTGGCAGAGATGATCCAGCCGAACAAAGAGCAACTGCTTCTCAGAGAAATCCAGCTTCTTGCAGTCAGGGAACGCCGGATGCTGAAAAGAATCCAGTCTCTCCGTGAACTGGAAGCACAGACAGGATCTGAAGAAGATTCGGCACCATGCGGAATGTCTGTAACAGAATATACTTCTGGTCTCGAAAAAGGAAAACTAACAGAACTTCGAAAGTATGAAGGCATCCTTGGCCAGATCCAGGCCATAGAGGATGCTCTGACCAGAGTGCAGGCCCGGCAGCAGAAAGCAATCGAGATGCTGCATAAGTTTGGTTATGACGATGCAAAACTGGAACTAGCAACCATGCAGCTTGAATTCGAGATGCTGAAGCAGGATAACCAGGCAGAAGAGACCACAGATGATGGCTTCCTGGAAGCTATGAATGCAACAGCACAGAATGTCTGGGGTGATGAGGATGTATGAAAAACTCAAAACCCTGAAAGATAAGCTGCAGAAAATGAAATCCAACAGAGCCAATAGACAGACAGGCCAGACGTTTCATTTTTCTCCGTTCTCAAGAAAACAGAAGCAGGTCCTGACCTGGTGGTGCAAAGAATCCCCGGTTCACGATATGGACGGAGTTATCGCTGATGGAGCAATCCGATCAGGAAAAACAATCAGCATGTCCTTATCGTTCGTTATGTGGGCCATGAGCACCTTCACTGGTCAAAACTTTGCTATGTGCGGAAAGACCATAGGATCCTTCCGGCGAAATGTTCTGTTCTGGCTGAAGCTGATGCTTCGGTCAAGAGGATATTCCATCACGGATCACAGGGCAGATAACCTTCTGACCATCCGAAAAGACGGAAAAGAAAATTATTTCTACATCTTCGGTGGCAAGGATGAAAGATCTCAGGATCTTATCCAGGGAATCACCCTGGCGGGCGTGTTTTTTGACGAAGTTGCCCTGATGCCGGAATCTTTTGTGAACCAGGCAACAGGCCGATGCTCTGTAAAAGGTTCAAAATTTTGGTTTAACTGCAACCCGGATGGCCCGTATCACTGGTTTAAACAGAACTGGATAGATAAATCCACCGGATATCTGGGAAAAGAAGAAACTGCCCGGAGGATGCAGCAAGCGGCCGCGGAGGGGAAAGATCCTGGTCTGAAAGATATTCTGTATCTCCACTTTACTATGGACGATAACCTGTCCCTGGATGAAGAGATCAAGGCCAGATACAGGAGCATGTACGTTGGAGTATTCTTTAAACGTTACATCATGGGACTGTGGGCGGCAGCAGAGGGAATCATCTACGACATGTTCGATGAGAACAAACATGTCCAGGATATCAAAGATTTCTATCAGTTGCTGATCAACGGGAACAGGTATGTTTCCTGTGACTATGGTACACAGAACGCCACAGTATTCCTTCTGTGGAATAAAGGAACCAACGGGAAATGGTACTGCATCCGGGAGTATTACTATTCCGGAAGAGACAAAGGTAAACAGAAAACAGATTCCGAATATGCAGACGACCTGAAAGAGTGGCTGGATGGGACCAAGATCAAAGCAATCATCGTGGATCCATCGGCCGCTTCTTTTATTGCAGAACTCCGGAAACGAGGATATAAGGTTCTGAAAGCCAACAATGACGTTTTGGATGGAATCCGGCTGGTTGGAATGCTTCTGAACCTGGAGAAGATCGTCTTTGCTTCTTCCTGTAAAGAAACCATAAAAGAGTTTGCTTCTTACATCTGGGATGAGAAAGCCCTGGAAAGAGGAGAAGACAAACCGGTGAAACAATTCGATCATTGTTGTGACGCTGTGAGGTACCTATGCAGCACCATAATCGGCAGAAAAGCAGCACGTTTCCGAGAGATAAGGAGGTGAGAAAAATATACACATTTACAATACCGAGAGAAAGTTTTGATGAGTTAAATCCGGATAAGCAGGCGATCCGCCAGCTGATCAGCAAACACATCAGCATGGTGGACCGGCTGAAGAAGAATATGTCCTACTACGAAGGAAAGCACAAGATCCTGGATGAGACCAAACGGGAAAACCGTCTTGTGTGCAATCATGCAAAAGACATCTCTGATACAGCCAGTAGCTATTTTATCGGCAACCCAGTGACTTATAAATCCGAAGGAGACATCAAGCCCCTAACAGATGCGCTGGAACTGGCCGGAGCAGATGAGACAGACGGAGACAACGGTCTGGAGGCATCCATCTACGGCCTGGCTTACGAATATGTCTATGTGAAGGAAAACGAGAACAACCTGCAGACCAAGAACCTGTCTGCGGAGAATACATTCATGGTAAAAGACGACAGCATAGAGGAAAACGAACTCTTTGCTGTCTATTATTATATCCGGAAAGATGATTCCGGGAAGCTTCCGGACCACTATATTGCCACAGTGGTGACCACAAACTATAAGTACGAGCTGGACATCGAGAACAACAATACAATCCAGGCAACCACAGAGCCGGCGGTGCCCCATTATCTTGGTGAGATCCCGATCATCGAATACCTGAACAATAAACTGGCCATTGGAGATTTTGAACTGCAGATCCCACTGATCGATGCATACAATGCGCTGATGAGCGATCGTGTGACCGATAAGGAGCAGTTTATTGATGCAATCTTGGCCATCTATGGAACATTGCTGACCGATGAGGACGAACCGAACACTGAGGATGAAGACGAGAGCATCCGAAAGGCCAAGGCCCGTCTTAAAAAGTACAAGGTTCTTGAGATGCCGGACACAGCCAAAGCAGAGTATCTGACCAGGACTTTTGATGAAAACGGTGTGGAGATCCTTAAGAAAGCCATTGAGCAGGATATCCATAAGTTTTCCCATATTCCCTGTATGTCAGATGAAAGCTTCGGAGGGAATGTCAGTGGTGTGGCTATGGAATTCAAGCTCCTGGGCATGGAAAACATCACAAAGATCAAGACCAGATATTATAAAAAAGGTCTGAGAAAAAGAGTTCGGATATTCTGTAACTATCTGGCTTTGCACGGAATCAGCATCGATCCATCCGGAATCACGATGACGTTCACCAGAGCATTGCCGAAAAATCTCCTGGAGATATCCCAGATCGTGGCAAATCTGTGGGGAAAGGTAAGCCGTAAGACCTTGCTTTCCCAGGTCCCGTTTGTGGATGATGTGGATGAGGAACTGAAAGCCCTGGAAACAGAGGAAGAAGAGAATCTGAAGCGGCAGCAGGAAGTCTTTGGCTTGAAGGACAATACCCCACCAGAACAGGATCTGGATGATGAGGAAAAGGTAGATGAGTAGGAAATACTGGAAGCAGAGATCTGCCTGGGATATGTATCAGTTCATGGAAGACGCAGAAGAAACAGCAGATCTTATTGCCAGGGTATACCGGAAAGCTTCCCTCCAGCTGGAATATGCCGCAAGAGATATCTTTGAGAAGTTCATGACAAAATATGGTCTGTCAGAAACAGAAGCCTGGCAGATTATAAATTCCATCCAGGATAAAAACTCCATTGATCAGCTGAAACAGGAACTCCAGAACAGGAAAAGGGACAGTGAGATCCTGAAACAGTTGGAAGCTCCGGCGTACCGTGCAAGACTGGAACGCTTGCAGGATCTTATGACACAGGTAGATGCAGTGATGCAGCAGGTGTATCAGCAGGAGAAACAGTTCGATACCAAACTTCTGGAGCAGCTTGGAGAAAAAGCGTATTATCATTCCATCTACAACATGCAGAAAGAAACTGGCCTGGCATTCAGTTTTTCTCATGTAAGCAGGAAGCAGATCGACCAGGCTCTGCAGATGAAATGGTCCGGAAAACATTTTTCAGACCGTATCTGGCAGAACACACAGCAGCTTGCAGATTCTTTGAAGGATGAACTGCTAATCAGTCTCCTTACCGGTCGGACAGACCGGGAAACAGCAGAATCCATCCAGGCCCAGTGCGGAGGGGGAGCAAAGCAGGCCAGGCGATTGGTAAGAACAGAATCCTGTTACATGGCAGGAGAATTGACTGCACAGAGTTATATTGACTGCGGGATCAAGAATTATCGCTATGTGGCTGTGTTGGATCTTCGTACCAGTAAGATCTGCCGGGAACTGGATGGAAAGGTTTTTCCAGTGAAAGACAGGAAAGCCGGAGTGAACTATCCGCCCATGCATCCATATTGCCGCTCTACAACGATTTCTGTCATAGATGATAAAATCCTCAGGAACATGAAAAGAAGCGCCTACAACCCGGAAACAGGGCGTACAGAGATGGTTCCTGCGGATATGACCTATAAACAGTGGTATGAGAAATACGTCAAAGGAAATTCAAAAGCAAAAGCCCAGGAAAAGGCAGTCAAGAACGCTGCATCAGACAGGAAACAGTATGATCAGTACAGGGAACTCCTTGGAAAAGACATGCCGAAACATTTTGCAGACTTCCAGGAAATGAAGTATAATGAACCTGAGAAGTGGGAACTGCTCAGGACTTATGCACGTTCTGTAGATAAAGGCACGATATCTCCGTTATCTGGATTCGAGAATTATCAGAAGATTTATGATGAAATCAATGAAAAAGTTGTTGGTATAAAGACTTCTGAGGGAACAGCAGTAACCAGACAGAGTAAACATTTCATGGACAGAGTAATCGGAACCATGAAAGATCCAAAAACGGGAAGATCACGATCAGGAGTTACCGTGGAAGGAATACGGGATGCGCTGGAGAATCCGGCGAAAGTATTTCCTACGAGAACGGATCCTGATTCAAGAAAAAGCCAGAAATATATTGGCAGACATGGAACAGTCTCATTAGATCCTGAGACGGGGATTCTGATTCAATGCAATCCAACAGATGCAGACTATGTAAGGAGAATAGCAAATGGAAATGCGAAGATTTGAACTAAAAAAAGAGCAGATCGAATTTCTTAAAGAAATGTATCCTGACAATGAGCTGGTTCAGAGAGTACTGAATTGTGAAAATAATGGAGTATTTGAAGTAGATGTGGATACCAAAATTGATTTTATGCTTTTTGTGGAAGATGAGTCGGTATATTGGATGGACGCAAATTATGAGCCATCAGCGAAAACATATATGCTTGAATCAATAAGGGATGATATTTATTATCAGACCAACTGATACCACCAGTCAGAAATGGCCGGTGGTCTTTTTATACCCATTTTTAAGAAAGAGAGGATCAGAAATGAAGTTTGAAGAAGCATTAAAGGCAATGAAAGCAGGAAGTAAAGCAAAATTACCGTCCTGGGGAGGATATTGGTATTGGAGTCCAGAGAAAGAAACAATCATCATGCACACAAAAGATGGACAGGAACTGGATATCCGGGAAACCCAGAGCGTTGTATATACGCTTCAGAATATTCTTTCTGATGAATGGATCATTGCAGATGAAGTAAACTGTCCGCAGTTGGGCGGAGAAGCAACATTTTCTTTCGGGGAAGCTATCAAGTACCTGAAAAGAGGGTCCAAAGTAGCTCGTAAAGGATGGAATGGTAAAAAACAGTACATTCAGCTTGCAACTGGGATTTATTATAAGGCAGCAGATGGCGAAGTTGTAAACTGTGAGCACAATGCTATTGGCAACATGGCAGTGGCTTTTGTAGGAACATCTGGTGTGCAGATGGGATGGCTTGCATCTCAGGCAGATATGCTTGCGGAAGACTGGATTTTTGCGGAGGAGTAGAGAATGAAAAACGAAGAATTTTTAAGGCTTTGTAAGGCGAAAGTAGCTGAATATACAAACTCCCATATGGATAAGACCGATGGAAAACAGATCACAGTACAGGATGTGTACGTGGTATGGAGTTGTAAGACATTACAGAACAGTAAAGCACTTCTGAGCACGACTGTGCCGGATGGAATGTATTATGAGCTGACATATAACGGAGATAAGCACGAGTTATACCTTGATGCTTATAAGAAGTTTCAGAACATGTGCTTTAAACTGTAATTGCGCCGGCGCAACGGAGGGGAGGTGAAGAGAATGAAAGTAAAATGCATCAAAAGATACAGCGACATCTGCTTGAAAGAAATCGTCGAGAAGGGAACTGTTCTGGAAGTAACAGAAAACAGAGGGGCACATCTGATCAGCGAAGGTGTTGCTGAGATGGTAAGTGAAGCAAAGACAGCAGCCAAAGGGAAGGAATAGGTGATCCAATTATCTCCCGGTGAGACGCAGGGTGAAGCGTCTTATTTTTTATGCCTTTTTCCGCTAGGCGTTAAAGAAGCAGATTCCAAAAACTGAATGGCCCGGGCGTGAGAACGAATAGGCTGGGCAGAAAGGAAAAGATATGAGAAACAGAGTATTCAAAGCAATGTGTAAAGTTCCAATGAACCTGCAGTTATTCGCAGAAGGTGGAGACGGTGCTGGGGCCGGTGAGGGCAATGGCGGCGGATCCGGAGAAGGTACGGGCGGCGAAGGAGATAATCCTCCATCTTTTGATGACTTCCTGAAAACAGGCAGTAATCAGGCAGAATTTGACAGACGTGTCCAGAAGGCAGTCAATACGGCAGTGACAAACGCACAGGAGAAGTGGCAGGCACTGACGGATGATAAGCTTTCCGAAGCTGAGAAATTGGCCAAGATGACCAAGGAAGAAAAAGCGCAGTACATGCAGAAGAAAAAAGAAAAGGAACTTTCCGACAGGGAGGCAGCAGTAACCAGAAGTGAGCTCATGGCAGAAGCAAAGAACAACCTGTCAGACGAAGGACTTCCGGTGGAGCTTGCAGAAGTACTGAATTATACAGATGCAGATGCCTGCAAGAAATCCATGGAAACCGTCAAAAAAGCGTTCCAGACTGCAGTTGAGAAAGCAGTCGATGAGAAGCTGAAGGGCGGCAAGCCTCCGAAAAAAGCACCAGAAACAAACACACAGGAAGCCCTCGAAAAACAGGTATACAACCTGATGATGGGCAATTATTAAAGGAGAGTGAAATAAATGGCTATTAACACATTAGCAACAGCTACATTATTCCAGAACACACTTGATAAGATTGCAGTCCAGGAAGCTACTACTGGTTGGATGGATGCCAATGCAGGACAGGTAATCTACAATGGCGGTGCAGAAGTTAAGATTCCAAAGATGAGTGTTAATGGAATGGGAGACTATGACCGTGATAACGGATATCAGAAGGGTTCCGTAACACTTGAGTACGAAACAAGAAAAATGACTCAGGACCGTGGCCGTCTGTTCCAGCTGGATCCGATGGATATCAATGAGAACAACTTCGTAACAACCGCTTCAGCAGTAATGGGAGAATTCCAGAGAACACAGGTGGTTCCTGAGATTGATGCTTACCGTATTTCTAAGATTGCTACTGAAACTATTACTGCAAATAAAGCAGGCATGGTTGGTAAAGGTTATACACCTGGTGCAACAGGAACATCTGCACTGCGTAAGCTGAAAGAAGGTATCAAAGCAATCAGAGAGGGGTACAATGGTGTTCTTGTATGCCAGGCTACACCAGATTTCATTATGGAACTGGAACTTGAGCTTGCAGGCAAGATCACATCAACAACGTTCTCTAAAAGTGGAATTCAGACTCAGGTTCCGTCTGTAGATGGCGTTCCGATCATTGCTACACCTTCCAACCGTATGTACAGTGCTATCAAGATTAACGATGGTAAGACAAGCGGTCAGGAATCTGGTGGATATGTAAAAGGTGAAACTGCGAAGAATCTGAACTTCTTTATCTGCCCAATGTCAACTCCGATCGCAGTTACCAAACAGGATATCATGCGTATCTTTGATCCGGCAACAAACCAGAGAATGAATGCATGGCAGATGGATTACCGCCGCTTCCATGACATCTGGGTACTGGACAACAAGCTTGATTCTATCTATCTGAGTATTCAGGAGGCAGAGTAATGTTACTGATTTGTAAGAATGTAGAACGAGAAGCAGAGGGCGCAGCCGTTAAGAAACTGATCGATGAAGGATTTATTCCTGTTGAGATTGAGACTTCTGAGCCAGCTACAGAGCCGGACTCTCAGGCTGACAGCAAGCCAATTGAAGATATGACAGTGGAGGAACTGAAAGCTCTTGCAAAAGAGAGAGGCCTGACAGGTGTATCTTCTCTGGCAAAAGCTGATTTGCTTGAAATTCTGAAAGGGTGATCACATGGCAAAAGAAAGAGACATTGTGAAAATCATAACCTTAACAGGAGAAAAGGACGAAGATCTGATTGAACTTTTACTGGATGATGCGGAAGAATTTGTCAAATCCTACACAGGCAGAAAAAACATTGTAACCGGTCTGGAAAAGGCGGTCAGAGATCTTACTGTGATCGCACTGAACCGGATGGGAACAGAGGGAGAAAAAGCGAGAAGTGAGGGTGGAGAGAATTATACCTTTGATGACGCTCCCAAACAAATCTACGACACTATGAACAGATTTCGCCTTGCGCGAGTGGGAGGTAAGGCTTTTGAGGCTTCGAAGAAGTAGGACTGAAACGTATTATCACAAAAAGCGTATAGTTGAAAAGGATAGAGAGGGCAGTACCAGAGAATCATATGGTACTGCTTCTTCTGTAGAGGGGGAATCCTGGCCGGCATCCGGTAAGGTACAGGCACAACAGTATGGAGAACGTCTGAATTATATCCGTAATGTGCGGATATCCGGAAAGTACGAAGTGAAACCAGATGAAAAGGGAAGAATGCATTATATTCTCGAGAATGGTACAGACATTCAGGAATCAGATGGGATATGTCTCTTTGTTGGAAAAGATGCAGTACCGGATTACAGGATCATCTCTATTAAGCCATACAGGATGTTGAGTTTGGAGGTAGAAAAGCTGTGAGTGTGAGCGGTGCAGATGATATTGACAGGGCATTGGAAAAATTATCAGGGCTGGATATGAAGCAGGCCGTAGCCGATGCGATTCAGCTTGTGCGATCAGCGGCAGTGAATAACTGTAGCGTAAACACTGGTGAGCTGAGACAGAGCATCTTTGCAGATGTAGAAGGAAACTCTGAAAAAGCGGAGGGTATTTGCTGGACAAACAAAGCTTATGCTCCTTATGTGGAATTTGGTACCGGTCCGAAAGGCCAGGCTGATCATGCAGGTATATCTCCGGACGTTACACCAGTGTATTCACAGTCTCCATGGTGGATCCATGAGAGCCAGGTTGACAGGACCATAGCTGAGAGATATCGGTGGTTCTACATTGATACTCCACAAGGACGCTTTTACCAGTGCACAGGACAGCCTGCACATCCATTCATGTATCCTGCACTGCATGATAACGAGGACAAGATCATGGAGAATATGAGTGCAAGTTTTAAGGCTGATATAGGAAAGGTATTAGAATGAAGAATATCAAAGAACAGGTATATAAGGCATTATGCGCTGTGACAGAGAATGTATCGGATTCTTATCCACGTACATGGGCGGAGGACTCCACTATCCAGTACACAGAAGAACAGAACAATGTATATGAGTTCAGCTCCAGTGCTGAAGGTGTAATAGAGGACAAGTCCTTTGTACGTTACAGAATTGATATCTGGAACCGAAACAGCACATCTGCAGATACTCTTGCAGTGGATAATGCAATGAAAGCAACAGGATTGAAGAGAACTGAATGCCAGGATGTTCCGGATCCGTCCGGAATGAAGCATAAACAGATGCGTTATGAAGGCATTATTGATATGGAATCAGATGAAGTTTATTGGACATAGGAAAGGGGAAATAACGATATGTTAGCAAATGGAACAACATTAGGCTATCGCAAACATACTGGCGGAGAAGCCTCCGGAGCGTACACAGATCTTCCTGGATTAAAAGAGATTCCGGAAGTTGGTACTGAGATTGAGAAGGTAGATAATACCTGTCTTACAGATCCTCATAAAATGTACGAGCAGGGCATTGGCGATCTGCCGGATATGGTGTACAAGTTTAAGTACGACAACAGTAAAACTGGAAGTCCATACAGATTGATGAGAGATGCAGCAGCTGCTAAAGAGGTCTGGGATTTCCAGGAGAAAAACAAAGACGGTACAGTTACAGAGTTTACTGCTCAGTTCTCAGTTAAGAGAACCGGTGGAGGAGTAAATGGTGTCATTGAGTTTGACGTTACTATGGCTGTGCAGTCCGAAATCAAACAGACTGATCCGGCATAAGGAGGAGTTAGATGGAAAATCTTGGTGGATTAGATGAAGTAAAAGTTAAAGAAAACAAGACAGAAGAGACAGTAGTTTCACTGGAAGAGAAAAAGGCGAAAAGAAAACCTTTCCATTACTGGGAAGTAAACAGCCGCCAGTTCCGTTTGAAACTCAAAGCATCTACAGTTGGGAAACTGGAAAACAAATATCATCAGAATATCATGAATATGCTGGATGATATTCCTCCGCTGTCTGTCATGCTTACGATCATTCAGGCGGCAATGGAACCATGGGAGCATGGAATGACCTATCTGAAGGTTCAGGACTTATATGATTCCTGGACAGAAGAAGGCGGCAACCAGTCAGATCTCTATACAAAAGTCATCCTTCCGACATTATCCGTATCTGGTTTTTTTACTGCGGATCAGGCGGAAGCACTGAACGAAGAGATTCAGAACGTCTGAGTGATTTTATCCAGGAACTGTATGCAGAAGCTCTTGATGCAGGTATTCCGATCGAGACTTTTTGGAATTGTTCGATAGCGGAAAACATTGACCTGATCGAGAGTGCATACAGAAGAATGGAAAGAGAACGAAAAAGCCGAATTTCAGACAACTGTGTACTGGCAGAAGCAATAGCTGCCAATGTTACATTATTGTTTGATGATGGCAAGAAACCGTTCCTGAAGCCGTGGGACTTCTATCCGGAGCTGTTCAAGGAAGAGCAGCAGATCTATGAAAAGGAAGAGGAAGAACGACAGTGGCAGGAATATATGGAACAGCGAAGAGAATATAACGCAGCATTTAACCGCCGGATACAGTCATAATGTGCCGGCGGATTTTTATAGGAGGGAGGTGAGACCATGGGTGATACACTTCATAAAATGGAGGTCAAAATCGAGGGTGATTCTTCTGGCTTGAAAAAAGAGATGGAATCCAGCCGCCAGGAAGTAAAGCGTGGTGTTGAAGCTATTCAGAAAGAAACTGAAAAGATGAAGAATCCTTTCAGAAATCTGGCAAGCAGTAAAACACTGAGTTCAGTACGTGCTTCCATGAAGAAAATTAAAGATTCCTTTGCATCATTTTCACTGAAAGACAAAACAAAAGAATTCCAGATCAAGGCTGGTATTAAGGTACCAACTGAAGAATATAAGAATGTTATTTCTGATATTGATAAGGTACAGGCTAAACTCGACAGATATTATGAACGAAGAGATAAAGCAGAGTATCTTGGAGTTGATAAAGAAAGCAACAGTTGGAGAGGACTGGCATACGACATTGAAGGTGCTGAAAGAAAACTGAAAATGTACCAGACTGACAAGAAGATGATGGAAACTGACGGGACGGATGTACAGCGTCCTGTGTCCTTGAAAAGTCTTATTGGAAAATCTGTAATAAAAGGATTTGGCGGTGCTCTTAAGGGAGTGACCTCAGGTGTTAAATCACTGGCAAGTGGTCTGATTCAGAAAGCTTCTGGAGCATTTGGTGCTCTGATACAGAAGTTTGCTACTGGGATTCCAATTCTGAAAAGAACAAGATCTTCATTTAATGGTCTTGGAACAGCCGGAAAAGGCCTTGGAGGAATACTGAAAACAATCGGCATGACTGCAAAGTTCATGTTTGCAAGCTTTGTGATCCGTGGAGCAATAAACGGAGCAAAAGAAGGCTTCCAGAATCTTGCACAGTATTCAAGTTCAACAAATGCAAGCCTTTCCATGCTGATGTCTTCACTGACTCAGCTGAAGAATTCGCTTGCAACAGCATTTGCTCCGATTCTTGATGTAGTAGCTCCGATTCTGAATCAGTTCCTGCAGATGATCATAAGGGCCGTGAATGCTGTAGGACAGCTCATGGGCGCTCTTACAGGAAAATCTACAATCGTCAGGGCTAAGAAAGTAAACCAGGATTATGCTGCAAGCCTCAATGGTACATCTAAGGGGCTCAAGAACAATGCAAGTAATGCCAACAAAGCTCAGAAAGAAGCTGAGAAGTACAAGCGTACACTGTTAGGCTTTGACCAGATCAATAAGATGGATGATAACTCATCCTCTGACACTGGATCCGGCGGAGGGGCAGATGCTGGAGCTCTGGGCGGTATCGACAACATGTTTGAAACCACTGCAGTACAAAGCAAGTTTAAAGACCTTGCGAAGCTGATCAAGGATTCCTGGAAGAATGCAGACTTTACTGAAGTAGGTGCTATCGTTGGTCGTAAGCTCAACGCAGCACTGCAGAGTATTCCATGGGATGAGATCAAGAACACTTCGAACAGAATTGCAAAGAGCATTGCTACATTTCTGAACGGATTCATTGAAACAACAGATTGGGGACTGGTAGGCAGCACTCTTTCTCAGGGATTAAACACAGCAATTGGATTTGCAAACACGTTTGCGCAAAACTTCCACTGGACTAGCTTAGGAAAAGCCATCTCTGACGGAATCAATGGTGCTGTTAAGACGTTCGATGTTGCCACTGCAGGACAGACGATCAGCAATGTAGTGAAAGGTATTCTTGATTCGTTCATCACAGCTGTAGAGAATACAGACTGGCAGCAGGTCGGCAAAAAGGTTCAGGAGTTCCTTATCAATATTGACTGGAAAGGCATTGTTGAAAAGCTATCAGAAGCAATTGGCGCAGCATTTGGAGGCTTTGCAGCATTCCTTTGGGGCTTGATCGGAGATGCCTGGAAGAAAGTTGTGCAGTGGTGGAAAGATACGGCATACAAAGATGGACAGTTTACCATTAGTGGACTTTTTAACGGGATCGTCGATGCTCTGAAAAATGTAGCATCATGGATTAAAGACCATATCTTTAAACCTTTCATCAATGGCTTCAAGAAGGCTTTTGGAATCAATTCACCTTCAACAGTAATGATTGAACAGGGAGGATATATCATTTCCGGATTACTCAAGGGATTGAAGGATAATCTTCCAAACGTCCTGAAGTGGGTTGGAGAGCTTCCTGGAAAGGTAAAGGATAAGCTCGGAAATGCTAAGGAATGGCTGAAGGAAAAAGGCTCTCAGGCAATGTCTGGATTTGCAGCAGGTCTTCATTCTATTAATATTCCACTGCCACATATTACAGTTTCCTGGAATAGTCATACTGTTGGACCGGTAAGCTTTTCAACTCCATCATTTGGGCTTGATTGGTATGCAAAGGGTGGATTCCCTAATATGGGTGAAATGTTCGTAGCACGAGAGAATGGGCCTGAGATGGTTGGTCGAATGGGAAGACGAAATGCCGTTGCCAATAACAACCAGATTGTTGATGGTATCCGTGCTGGTGTATATGAAGCCATGGTAAATGCGCTGGAAAGCTTCAGCGGTGGAGGAAATGGACAGAACACAGAAGTGAAGGTCTATCTGGAAGGTGATTCCAAGAAATTGTTTAAAGTGATACGTACAGAAGGTCAGGATTACCAGAAATCTACTGGAAAGCCTGTGTTTGAATAGGGGGTGGGCTTTTGCATAACAACGACGATGAATTGTATATTGATGGTGTGAAAATGCCCACCTTAAAACTGAATGGGCTGACATACAAGAAAGAAAAGATATGGTCAAAAAACACTGGTCGAGTAAGCAATGGTGACATGAAAGGTGATGTGATAGCAAGAAAATTCACACTATCCTGTCAGTGGCCGCCGCTTACTCGTTCTCAGCTAGCGGTGATTGATAAGGCTATAGATCCGGCTTTTATTAAAGTAGAATTCCGTGATCCTGGAACAAATAATAAGTTGGAGAAAACATTCTATGCAGGCACACCGACATATCCAGTATACAGTTATGCCAAAGGTGTAAAAACATATGTTGGTGTAGCCGTAGATTTGATTCAGCAGTAGGGAGGACAAAATGAAAGTAAAAAACAAAGATATCGTTGCTTTTTTAAATGGAATCGGTGGTTTTAAAGACAAAAGATTTCCAGTGAAAGTAACTTATGCGATCAATAAAAACATCAAAGCAGTGACTGGAGCAGCTGAAGCTTACAATAATACTTTTGATGAACTCCGTAACCAGTATATGGATAAAGATGCTGAGGGGAATATCAAGTATGATGAAGAAGGCGAGCCTAAGTTCCTGGAGGGCAAGAGAGATGAATTCTTAAAGGAACTGGAAGAGTTGCGTGAGATCGAAGTGGACATCGAACTCATTATACTTAATTACGATGATCTGGAGAAATGTGATTCTGATAAATACAGCGCACTTACCGTGCGTGATATGGATGTACTGAGTATTATGATCGAGTAAGGAGGTGCCTGCATGTATCAGACATCAGAACAATTTGGAAACCTGATACAGCAGGATTCCAGAACATTTTATGCATTGCTGTATTTTGATGGCAATACGATAACAGACGGAATATCAGAGATTACAATTGAAGGCGGATCTAACAGTGAAGATGATTTCTCCATTGGGTCCGCTGTATCCAGGTATGCCAAGATTAAGATGGCCAATCCAGGAAAACGGATTGAGGGCAAAGAGATTACTGTCAAGATTGGCATGATGGTTGGCGATGCTGTCGAATATGTTCCGATGGGCTTTTTTGCAGCAGAAAAGCCAAAGACAGATGAAGGCCAGATCACAGTCACTGCCTATGACAGGATGATGAAGACAGAACGTCCATTTTCAACTGATGGACTTGGAAAAACCACTGATACAATTTCTGTACTGAATGCAGTATCCAGAATCACTGGTGTAGTTGTGGTGACAGATGGATTGGACAAGATCACAATGGATCGTCCAGACGGGTATTCCTGCAGAGAAATCCTTGGATATGTCTCACAGATGTATGGAGGTTTTGCAACGTGTAACCGGCAAGGACAGATTGAAATCAGAACCTATATTGACAGTAATTATTCTGTTGATACTGGCCGTTATTGGGATACATTTGAGCATCATGACGTAACGGAGAGTATTGATAAGATTACTTGCTATACAGGTAAGGATGCAGAGGGAAATGACCTCTCAGTTAGTGTTGGTTCTGGTACACGTGCAATCAGCTTTTCCAATCCGTTCATGACACAAAGTATGCTTGATAATGTCTGGAAGACACTGAAAGGCTATACTTATATGCCTGGCACAGTAAAGATCATGGGAGACCCTCGTCTGGATCCATGGGACGTGCTTACAGTTTGCGATCTGAATGGTGAGACATATAAAGTGCCAGTTATGGACATGACACATGAGTTTGATGGTGGTCTGATTACATCGGTGGAAGCTGTAGGAAGATCTGAAGTGGAGCAGGAATCTGGATATAAAGGACCTACTACTCAGAACATGGACAGGTATTATGCACAGCTGGTTATGATTGATAAGGCTATGATCAACAAGCTTGATGTTGATACAGCTAAAATCACCTATGCAACGATTGAAAATCTTGATGTAACTAAGCAGCGTGTAGAGGAAATCTATGGAGAATATGGCGAATTCCAAAAGCTTGTAGTAACTGATTTCTCAGCAGCCAATGGTAGGATTGATGTCCTTGATTCAAATTATGCCAACATTAAGAACCTTCTTTCCGGTTCAGCCGGCATTGGAGATTTGCAGAACATCCATTTGACATCCGATAATGCGGTCATCGATACTGCTCTGGTTAGAACAGCAGTTATGCAATCTGTTACTATCGGAGATCTTTTGGCCGGTACGATCAGCACCAACAAATTCAAAATTGCATCAGATGATGGAGGCATTCAGATATCCGGTGCTACTCAGCAGTGGAAAGATGCCAATGGTGTGGTCAGAATGCAGGCCGGAAAGGATGCACAAGGCAATTTTACATTTGCCCTTTTTGACGAGACTGGCAAAGGAACGCTGATTGATGCCACTGGTGTTAAATCCGAGGCAATTGCAGACGGGCTGATCGTGAACAGTATGGTTTCTGAATCAGCGAACATAGCTGCAGCTAAGCTTGATATAGACAGTCTGTTTACGGAGATCAATAACAGCTCCAAGGTTATCAAGAGTAATCGTATCTGGCTGGATGATTCTAACCAGAGTCTTAACCAGGCATACACTAAGATGAGCCAGAATATCACTCAGATTGGAGATACTGCAAGCTCTGCATCCGACAGTGCGTCAGCGGCGGCAGATGCAGCCAAGAAAGCACTGGAAACCTTATCCGGAATCTCAACGCTGGACGCAATGTCAGCATCACTAAATAATGATGCTCATGTGGTCCACACCTACACGGATGGTACCGGTGGGGATTACAGTTCCTGTTATACAGTCTTCTCAGTGTTCCTGGGCGATACAGATGTATCTGATCATATCGATGAAATCAAGGCTGTAGCATCTGATGGGATCACCGGCATATGGAATCCCCAGACAAGAAAGTATCAGGTAACTGCCATGTCTACGGATAACGGATATGTAGATATATCGGCGCTGTATGGCTTGGAAGGAAAGGTGCTGTTGGTTGGTGGGAAGGGACTTGTGATCGGTGGCAAGACGATGATTGTAAAGTCCATGGGTTCCTGGATTACAAAGCGTTTCTCAGTGAGTAAGGCGAAAGACGGCAAGATTGGTCTGAGTTATGATCTTCGGGTTAGCACCCAGATTATCCGGAAGCAAAAAGATGACAAAACACTGAAACCGGCAAATGTAACGTTCTCAGCTTATAAGAATGACAATGGATCCGTGAGCAGCTATTCCGGAAAATTCCAAATCGAAGAATCAAAGGATTCCGGAAAGACCTATGAGATCAAGTATGGCTCCTCATCCGCTGAACTGTTGACGGTATACACACCATCATCTCCGGATGTGCAGATCATCCGGTGTTCCCTGTACGATTCTTCCGGAGTGCAGCTCTTGGACACTCAGACTGTATCAATCGTATCAGATGCTGCAGGACTTGCACAGGACATTGCAGCGGTGGACCAAAAAGCCCAGGAAGCAAAAGAAGCGATTCAGACTACTTCACAGGAAGTAACTGAGATCAAGAGTGGCATGGAAGGCTTTGAGACGAAATTATCCAAGGCCACAGCAGACCTGCAGGGAGTGACCGATGGAACGCTCCTGTACAACACCAAGTGTCAGGACAACGGAGACGGTACCACGACTGTATCGGCGGCATTGTATAAGGCCGGCGTAGAAGTCACGAAAGAATATCCGACAGCGTGGTTCTCCTGGAGCAGGAGGACAGAGCAGGGAGAAGCCTTCCTGCAGTACGGATATTCAGTAACAGTAAACAATGATGATTATATGTTCGGCGGCGTGGTCATCGGACAGTTTATCAGATATGTACAGATGGCTCTTACAGTAGGAGATAAGATTCTCGTGATCGGAAACAAAGCCATGTGTGTAAATGTAGATGCGTAAGGTGTCCGAATCGGACACCAGAAAGGAGAAATAATATGGCATTACCACAGGACGGTCAGAACGCGAATGGACTGACCAAAGTAACAGAGATTCCAAAAGGAAAAGAACTGATTTTTATTGATCCGACAACAAATGAAGGCGGGATTATCACCCTTGAGGACCTGACAACACAGATCCTCAAAAATTTGACATCCCAGACGTTTGCATTAGACCAGGGAACTAAGACTTTACCAGCCGCTCTTAATGAATTAAATAGTAACCGGTTTTCAATCTGTGAAAAAAATGTATCCGACTTAGATAATCCACCAGCTGCATTTATTTTAAATACGGATATAAATCCTAAAGGGCTTCCTAAATTGGACAGCAATGGGTGTTGCGTTATACAACATAACCCTGGTAATGAAATATATACTGCACAATTGGCTTTTTCGTTCGGCTGCGAAAAAATAGCAATAAGGACGAAAAAGACTGATTCTTGGAGTGCTTGGAAATACTTTTCAGCTCAATAAAATAGTAAGCGTGTTGCTGTTTACATTGGAAAAATAACAACAAGTAAAACAGGCGAAATTGCAACAAATAATTTTATCAAAGGATCATCTATAAAAAATATTATTGCCGTAAAAATATTTGATTCTGCCGGGAGTAGAAATGTACACACCGAACTATATTCGTACAAAACGTATGCTTTTATCGTGGCAAAAAACGATGTTGGTGATCGATTGGTAAATACAGAACTCGATATTGTCGTGTTCTACATAAAATAGTAAGCCCCCTCTGGTGGCCGATATACACAATACAGATATTGAATTATATCTCAGCAAACTAGGAGAATCTTACTTTGCGATGTTATATTTTTCATACCGGAATACTAATGCTCCTGTCGTTGACGGATTCAAATGGGAGTACTTTTCAGCTATAATTATCAAAAGTCGTATTATCGCATTTTCTCCATCAGGTAATCCTGGTGCTGTTATAACAAGGCAATATATTGATGGTAAGTTAAGTAATTGGACTCAGATAAAATAGTAATGCATTTTTGCCGAAAGCTGAATTGAGAACCAATGCCGATAGTGCGGAACCAGGTGCGTACCGTGTTGTTGGTAAGTATCCCGTTGACGGAGAGGACGAGGCCGTTTTACTATGCTTTAAAATTTTTAATAATGATTGGGGATTGCTTACACAATTTTTAATACCAAAAGACAGTAGCTATATAAAAGCGCGAACATGTTGGTACAAAATATGGGGAAACTGGAAAAAGTACAATGCTGATTCTTAGTCTTCCCATTTAATTGATTTGTAAACAACACCTCCAGTATGGCAAAATGAGACCATAGGAGGTGCATTATTTTGACAAAAATCGAAAGTATACAATCAAAAATAATAGGAAGAATGCAGGACGTACTTACAAATGAACAGCTGCAGCGTCTTGAGAATGTTTTGGCAATAGAATTTCACGGGATAGAAGTACAGGAAGAGTGCACGCAGCTTGTCACGTCAGAGGTTCACTGGCAGAAAATCCTCAGGACCTTCATTGCCTCGAAGAGAATCGAGAACTGCAGTCCGGGAACTCTTGAGCGTTACAATGACTGTGTGACAAAGTTGGTCACCGCGCTGAATAAGCGGCTGCAGGACATCAATACAAATGACATTCGCTATTATCTGGCAATGTATCAAGAACAACGGAAGATTTCAATGAGCTACATGGATACAATCAGACGGTATCTAAGCAGCTTCTTCGCCTGGATATCGGATGAGGGCTATATTAGCCGGAATCCTATGCGGCGATTGCGAAAAATAAAAGTACCGCGGACAATCAAAAAGCCTTTCACACAGGCTGAAATGGAGCATCTGCGGTGTAACGCAGAGTGCCAGAGAGATATTGCGATCATGGCATTTCTGTACAGTACGGCGGCCAGAATCGGTGAAGTAGTGCGGCTCAACCGAAAAGACATAGACTGGGGAAACAAAGAGGTGATCATATATGGCGAAAAAGGAAAGAAAGAGAGAAGAGTATACCTGACAGATGACTGTGCATATCACCTGCACAAGTATCTTTTGTCCAGGGATGATACGAATCCGGCATTGTTCGTATCGAACAAACGTCCGCACACACGGCTGGGAAAGCAGGCTATTCAGTCCATGCTCCGCACTCTGGGGCAAAAGACAGAGATTCATGCTCATCCGCACAAGTTTCGCAGAACCTTGCTCACGGATGCTGGAAACAGAGGAATCCCACTACAGGAAATCCAGATGTATGCGGGGCACCAGAAGCCAGATACGACGATGATGTACGTGACGGTGAGCGAGGAAAACGTCCGAGCATCATTCAGACGGTATATAGCCTGATTTGTTCTAAATAATATTATTTTTTGAAGCTGGCAGAAATGGCAGCCTTTTTGTTGTACCTAAAAAACTACAAAAAGACAATGGGAATCGGGAAGATGTTCAGAGAGACGATATTATACAAAATGGGAATACGGGAAATTATCTTTTTTCTTGGCCTATAACATAGTACCATCCATACCAGTTATTATCATGTTTTACGCGAAAATACAAAACATCTCTTTGGTTAAACGCACTAGATGCTATTTGAAGAATGCGATTTTCTGCCAGACAAACTTGAATGATATTCCACCAGTACGTTCCCATAGTAGCATCAGGCGCTTCTGGATCAGAAGCTGACTCATAACGAACATCGCACAGAATGTTCCTTTTAGGTATATCAGCAAATTTTTCGTAATGAAAATAGCCATTCAGCGCCTTACTATTTTATGTCGTAACGATATGTCCAAGTGCTGTTCATCCGGTAGGCTGCTATTACTTTACCAATTCCAACAACTATCAATCCAGCATCCCGTCCGAATGGAATGTAGATGCAGAATGCCCACGGAGGTATAGTAAGGTTTTCGTTTACTACAATTGCGTTTTCACCAGCACGGAAAAAAGCAATTTCGTTGCCGTCTGGAATCTTGTCGGAGGCGGCACTTGCATAACTGGAAAGACGGTTACTATTTCATAACCGCATTTAGAATTTGTTAAATGTAACGTTTGAAAAACTAGTATCTGCCACAAACGTATATCGATGACCTAAGCTATCAGAAATAAAGCCTTGTGAATATATTCCTGATTTCTGATTATTTCCCTTGTATGTAATGACGTTGACAGCATCTGATAAATCTGTTGGCAAATCTGAAAACAGGTATCCAGTATATCCACTTAGAATTGTAATGCCAGTACCTTGTTTTTCTTGTAAAAACTTTGTAAACGTATAATCGTTGTAGTAGTTTCCCATATCATACGTTGAAACAGCCTTACTATTTAAGCATCAGCATCTTAATGCCTCCCCATATGGTTTCGCTGGCGTTTATCGTCAATGTAGATGTGTCATCACTGTATGTACCCGAAAAAGTCCTGCTTGCCACAAAGTCTGCAATTTTAATAAAATTTACTGTCCGTTTTTCCGATGCAACATCAACAAAGACAATGTACATAAATCCATTATATCGTGAAGTCGCTCCGTACATGAGAAACGATGCATAGGTGTAAGTATTAAGCTTAATATTTACAGAAAATGTTGAAAGATTTCGAATATCAATGAAGACCTTACTATTTAATCTCACAGAAAGGAGGTGAGAACAATGAGATTCACAAAAGAAGTCAATATCTATGCACCGGACGCAATCTTAAAACGCTTTAAGGCGAACGAAACGAATTTCTCTGTGCTGCAGGGAAAAATATCATCATTGATCAGTGAAAGTGAGATAACTGAACTGATCAATGGCAGCATAACAATGTACAGCAAGCTGTCGAGTGTGGAGCAGACTGCAGATGGTCTGACTCAGAAGTATACTGACATTAGCAGTAAATATGACACTGTTACAAAACAATATTCTGAACTGGATTCCAAAGTTGCCGAATATAAGAGCAGCGTGGATGGGCTTTCGGCGAACATTTCAGCAGTTAGCACAACTCTGAAGAATGACTATAGCACCACATCAGCCATGAACGCTGCGATAACAGCAAATGTGAGCAGCGTGCTCGCTACAGTATCGGAAACTTACGCTACACAGGACAGAGTTGGGAAACTGGAGACATGGAAAAACCAGGCAGAGCAGAAGATCACAGCGGATGCTATCGTGTCAACGGTCACATCCAGTTCGAGCTGGGGAGATAAAGCAGACAAAGCGACTCTGATCAGTCAGATTAATCAGTCTGCAGAACAGATCAAGATCAGGGGAAGCATCATAGACCTGCAGGGCAACATCAGTATCACGGATATATCTAACGACACTATGGATATTATCAAAAATTATAGCATCACAGCGCTATCAGATGCGAAAAAGTATACAGATGACTGTGATGTACTGGTTCTTAAAGACTCACAGGACTATACACGGACGTATACGCTAGCGGAAATCGGAAAGCTAGAAGCGTCTGGTGGAAACCTTGTGAAAGGATATCGGTTATCAGCGGATAATGTAAAAACGTACTGGAATACAGTCGGGACCGTGAAAACAGGCCAGAATGATCCAGATGGTGGGAAAAATGCGGTAGTGATTACTGCCGATGCAGACAACTGCATTCTTGCTGCAAAGCGGGACACAAACGCTGTACTCAATGCCACCGGACGATATACTATAACATTCTGGGCAAAAGCGTCAAAAGCACAGTCTATAGCATTCTCTTTCAATAAAGTGCGAGAAAGCATAGCGCTGACCACATCGTGGAAAAAGTTTTCATTCGTGAAAGATGTCACGAGCGTGGAAGAGACAGGAAGCCTGATCATGTTTGGCGGCGGGAATACGATTAGCACTGGCGATGGGAACATATACATCTACCGTCCAGATGTTCGGCATGGATATACATCAGAAGATGTTTTTAACCTTCTGACTAATAATGGAAAAATCGAGGGTATGTACATGACCGGTGGCAAGTTGTACTGGAACGGAGCTTGCATCAAGTCCAAGTCTATAACCACAGCTGCACTTGCGGCCGATAGTGTAACCGCGGAAAAAATTAAAGTAGACGATTTGTACTCCCTGAAAGCAAGCATAGCCGGATTCAAAATCTCATCAGATACGATATCACATCAGAGTACTACAAAACCTGCAAGTGGCATCGGACAGACTTATTACGACACATATTTTTCATCCAAGAATAAACGTCTTACTTTTCGAAAGGGCCCTGGAACATCTGACTATATGACATTTGGTATAAATGGTCTGAGGACTAGTGTTTGGAAATGCTTAGATCTGATATCAGACGCAGCAGTAGTTGATGATAGCACAGATTTTCACGACGGAGCTCATCACTCTCTGGGATGCACAAACATTTACGGAGATTTATACGTAGCAGAAAGTTTTCGAACAGCCGGAACTAAACAGGCAGTTCGCCAAACGGAGAACTACGGAGAAAAAGGAGTCTACTGTTACGAAACCCCGACACCGTACTTTGGAGATATCGGATCCGGAGAGATATCAGAAGATGGAAAATGTTATATTGACATCGAAGATATCCTGAAAGAGATGATCAACACAGGAATACAGTACTATGTTTTTTTACAGAAGCGCGGAGAAGGAGATCTGTATGTTTCGGAATGCCGTCAGGATTATTTTTTAGTAACCGGTACACCTGGTCTTAGATTTTTTTGGGAATTGAAAGCAAAACAGAAAGGCTATGAGTACAACCGGTATGAAGGCGAGGATAGAATGGTAGGATTTAAACAGATAGCATATGACGATGAGTACCTGAACGATATAGAAAAACTCATCGAGGAAAGAGAGGGAATATGAAAGTATTAACAAGCTTTATAGCGCTGAATACAGGAGAGGGAGAAAGAATCTCTTTTACCTATTCGGAAGTAGCTGAAGACGGAACAATCATCAGTCAGAACAACAAGAAAAACTTCCTGGTACTCAATAAAGAGCTGAAAAATCATATCAGTGAAATCAAAAAGTACATCGAAGATACACACCTGACAGAATAGGAGATGAGAATATGAAAATCAGAGCAGAGCCGGAAGGCTCTTATTTTTATACTTAAAATTGCGCCGGCGCAATACCGGAGAAAGGGAAAATAATGAAAGAAAATCACATCAAAGCAATTTTTACAGCTATCTTTGCACTGATCAGTTCCGTACTGGGGGTACTGACAGTGCCGGTCCTCCTTATGGTGGCCTGCAATGTTCTCGACTATGCCACAGGTCTTATGGCATCTACATACAGAGCTGAGGATATCAATTCATACAAAAGCATTCGTGGAATCATGAAAAAAGTGAGCATGTGGCTCCTGGTGATTGTAGGAGCAATCATTGATCAGCTTCTTTTATATGCTTCCCAGACTGCAGGCATCACTTTACCATTTACATTCCTGGTGGCCTGCATTGTGGCAATCTGGATTATTTGCAACGAGATCATTAGTATCCTGGAGAATATCAAAGATATGGGAGTAACAATTCCAACATTTCTGATTCCGCTTGTAACACATGTAAAGTCTCAGGTGGAAGATAAAGTTAATATCAATCCAGAAAACGAAGATTCAGAGGGCGAGTGATCGTCCTCTTAGGAGGAAGAACATGTTAAAGATCATGGGAAAATCACAGGCCAGCATTGACCAGATGAGGGCCTACATTAAAAAAGTAAATCCGCAGGTGTCCGATTCGGTCACAAAGATGATTCCGTTATATATCACAGAAGGAGCTGCAGAAGGAGTTCGCGGAGATATTGCCTTCGCTCAGAGCTGCCTGGAGACAGGAAACTTCACATTTGCAGGTTCAGCAGTAACTTTCGAACAGAATAACCTCTGCGGTCTTGGTGTAACTAAAACCGGTATGAAGGGCAACAGCTTCAGAACACCGGCAGAAGGCATCCGTGCACAGATCCAGCACCTGCAGGCCTACGCATCCACAGACCGACTGAAGAACCGTTGCGTGGATCCGCGCTATACATACGTCAACAGAGGCTGTGCGCCTTATGTGGAGTGGCTCGGGATCCAGGAAAATCCCAAAGGGCAGGGCTGGGCAGCTGGCCGAAATTACGGTCAGAAAATCATCAGCATTTTGAATAGCATATTATCTATCAAGACATCAAAAACAGAAAAGGAGAGTAATACCATGAATATCAACACAAGCCTTATCAGTAACAACAATAGCTATGCAGGTCAGAAACCGGCATATATCGTAATTCACAACACGGATAACTATGCCAAGGGTGCAAATGCGAAAGCGCATGCAAAAGCACAGCATGATGGCAACTTTAAGGGATATTCCGCACATGTATATGTGGATGATACAGAAGCGTATCAGGCGCTTCCGTACAACCGTGGAGCATGGCACGTAGGCGTCAACTACGGTGGCCGGCTGTTCGGTACTGTCAACAACAGAAATTCAGTAGGAATCGAAATGTGCGTCCAGGCCGGCTATAATTATGAGAAAGCTTTCCAGAATACAGTCCAGGTATGCAAACAGCTTATGAAACAGCTGGGAATCCCGGCAGACAGAGTTGTGCAGCATT